TTTTTACACCATCTAATATTTCCACAATGTGAGAACTTAGATCTTTATCACGTTCCATCTCAACAAACACTTTGTACTTGCCTTCTTTGACTTCACCTGGGCTAACATCTGCGTCTAACACAAATTTATAACCTTTTTCAATAAAACTTTCTAGATCCTCGGCAGCATCTTTACTTTTTACATTGAAAGAAATTACAGAAACATCTTGATCATTGCCCATTTTACTGCTGTATGAATCAATTTCGAACACACTGTCAACAAGATATCTCAAATCAGCAGGTCTTAACTCTTCATTAAGGTTCATACTGCTGCTCCTGGTACTGCAGGCATTCCAGTAACTGCCGGTGCGCCAGCAGCCGGTGCCACAGCAGGAGCAGCACCATCTTGGCCTTGACTAGAATCTACTCTGCTGTTGCGACCAAAACGTTCGTTGCGTAATTTATCCATGTAACCTTCAAACATGTCAAACACTAATTTTTTAGGCATAGAGATAGTCACTACCCAAATAGCATGACGATCTAATTTGCCTTTCTTAGTGCCAGGACGAAAATCATCAGGACTTTCAATCTTGCGAGGTTGTATAATAAAACTTTCTTCAAATTTTACTCTACAGTCGTGCTCAAGCAAACGTTTTGCAGCCCGAGGATTGGGCATGTTTTCTTTTGGCCACATGAATTTACAAGTTACCCAATGTCGATCAACACGAGGTCCCTCTAATAATTCGCCTTCTAACCAATTTTCGTAGACGTAAATATCCAGGATTTCTAACACACGTTCATAGTCTTTTAAGACGCTCAGTGCGGTATTATTACTGTATAAGTTTTCTATATTTTTAATAACTTCTAAAATGTCAGCCATAGTGTCTCGTTAATATACCACAGTATTTAGTTGACCTAAAAACAAATCATATCAGTTTACTTTTTGACAATATTAGTAAATAGTTGTGTAGGACCTGTGAGGATGGGCGGTCCCTACGGTCCTACTTACTTAACGTAGGAGAACTAGATGAGTAAAAGAGTGAAGAAACGCTTTAATTCTGAAGTAAACGTGATTGATTTTCAAACCTATCTTCCGGCAAAGAAGCTCCGAGTGTCTTTACACGCTCGAAACGGCCACCAAGCACAATATCTTGAAAAATTACAAGACGACAATAAAAACATAGTTTTTGCTGTGGGGCCAGCCGGCACGGGCAAAACCATGCTGGCAGTGCAGGTAGGCGTTAAATTGTTTCAAGAAGGCAAATTTGACAAAATCATAGTTACTCGTCCCGCCGTGTCAGTGGATGAAGATTTAGGATTCTTACCAGGAACCATGCAGGAAAAAATGGCTCCATGGACAAGACCTATCTTTGATGTATTAGGAGAATATTATCTAAAAAAAGATATAGAAGACATGATCAACGAAGGTGTGATCGAAATTAGCCCATTAGCCTACATGAGAGGCCGAACCTTTAAAAATGCATATATCATTGCAGATGAAATGCAAAACGCTACCCCTAATCAAATGAAGATGTTGCTAACTCGATTAGGCGAAGGTTCTAAAATGATTGTCACTGGAGATCTGAATCAAGCAGACAGACTAGATGACAACGGACTCATTGATTTTATACGTCATATTAATGAACAAAAATCATTAAAGTGTATAGACTTGCAACAGTTTGATAAAAAGGATATCGAAAGACATACTGCTGTAAAAGAAGTATTATCACTTTACGGTGAATAAAAAAGGCTCCCCTGGGGAGCCTTTTTGTACTACCACAGTTAACTGTTATAAATGACTTAGTCTAACCATAGTTGCTGCTAGATTAATTTCTGGATCACTTACCAGGGTGTGATCTGCTAGACCTTGTTTAATAATCAAGATGGCTTTTTCCTGTTGAGCATCCTGACCAAACAATTCAATGTTGTCGTAGAGCCATCTAAAAATTTCTTCTACTTCTTCTGGTCTAATCTGGCTGCAAACAAGTTTTCTAGCCTGACTTACTTTTCCTTGTTTGAATAATTCCACCATCTGGATACGCCAGTCGGACAAATTAGCATCTACTTCATTTGGTGAAATCAGTTTTCCAGTGCTACTGTTCATTTGCACAGTATTGATACACTTACGCAAGTCTGGATATTTGGCTTTAACATAGGTATCTAACGTGTCAAGATCAAATTCTATATTTTCTTCAACAAGAATAGTAGCAACCCTAGCAGTAAATTCTGTAGGATCAACTTTTTCAATATGAAATCCTTGGCACCGACTGTGTAGTGCTGGAATAATTTTGTTGGGATAATTGCAAGTAAGAATAAAACGTGCAGTAGTATGATATTCTTCTAACAGTCCACGCAGTGCTGCTTGAGCATTGTGACTCAGATAATCAGCCTCGTCTAACAACACAACCTTGAAGTCCCCAAACGGAATCATCTGTACAAAGTTAGTGATCTTATTTCTAACATCATCAACTGAGTTAACACGACTAGCATTGATTTCTAACACATCGAGATCGTTAGTATCTAATAAATTCAAAAGAATCTTTGCCAATGTGGTTTTTCCAATGCCAGCATGTCCGCTGAACAACAGATGTGGAATAGTTTTTTCTCTAATCCAATTTTCAATTTGCTGCCGTTGGTTAGTGTCTCTAAACACATATCCATCTAATGTATTCGGGCGATATTTTTCTACCCATAGATTATTCATCTTTGTCCTTTGTATTTCTATGTTCTTTTGTATAAGGGTCAGTCATGTGTACAGTATACAGAAAAAGAAAGGGCCTGTCAAGGCCCTTTGAGTTACTTGCTCACAAACGGAGCCAACTCCGGAGGCATCCACCCTACAGGTTTCAATACCTTGCCGTCTTCACGTTTACGAACCTTACCAGTTTCACTATCGATCTTGGCAAAGTTAGTTTTCATGACTTCTTTCCAGGCACCTTCAGCATCTGCACCCATTGAATGGATAGCACCAATTGTGACAACTAAAATATCAATAAGTGCATCTAGTTGTTCTACTGGATCTTCTGCTAGAGTAGCCTCTAGAAATTCTTGATGTTCTTCGGTAATGAGATTAGTATACAGTGCAAATTGTAGTTCGTTAAATTTGCCAACACTTTGGTCACAAGCCCGCATGAATTTTTCTTGGTCGCGAAATGGATTGGTCATTACTTGTTTTCTAATCTGTATGCTTCAACTGCTTCTTGAACTTCGATGCCCTTGGCAATATAAATGTCATTGGGTTTTTCATCTGCCTGTAGAAGAATGGCTTCAGTGTCTACTCTGCGAATAATTATTTCTTTGCCATCTTCTTCTACTTTGATTCCTCTAGTCCATCGTCCGTGTTCTACGTAGATCCATTTACCGATGATAACCTCATCTTGTTCTGGACCAACGGCCCACACCCTAGCCCACCGAGGTTTAACGCCATGACTTTTACCGTCGTCACTTTGAAGAACAATGCCAGACGCAGTTTTCTGTTCTTCAAACCCCATGTCAATAACCAATACGTTGTTGCGCAATGGTCTTAATTTTCCTTTGACTACATTCATGTGTGCCTTTTAAATGTCTTTGACAGCGTTGGGATTGTTTTGATAATACTCTGTCATAACATCTTCACGTTTGCGAATTATTTTACCACCTGGGCCCAATTCGTCTCCGCGAGCATTTACTCGAGCATTACCCACTGCTGGAGTCATCTCGTTACGCATACGTAGTTTTTCTAGGTCAATTTCTTTTCCCAGCATTGATTTGTATACTTGTCTTTGTGCTTGTCTAGCCGCCATAATACTCTCCTTTAATACACATACTTATCTCATAAATTCAGAGAACTCTAAATTATATTTAATACTGTTTATTCGATGAACACCGATCAAATACAACACATAACTGGCCACACTTGATCCACGTCCTACACCCCACACTGTGTTGTTTTCTCTGCAGGTATCTACAAAGTATTTTAACCAACGCAACAGATCAATCATGTTTCTGTTGCGAAATTCTGCTAGTTCCATCTGTACTCTGGCATGATCTGGATCCCAGGGTGCTGCCTGATCGTAAATCCATTGTTCTATGTCTAGATCTTTGTACTGCTGAGGCATAATCCAATTATTTTGATTGCGATAATCGAACTGTTCTTGATCAATATCAGTTGTGGGTTTTTGAAATTCAATATTCAGTGCTGTTTGTAACTGCATGATTTCAGTATCTTGATCCACAATTAATTTGGACACTTTGTCTATGTGTCCTTGATAAATTATATCAATTATATCGTTGCTATCAAATACAGACTGACCAAGATTGTTTATTTGCATGCATACATTTTAACTGACATTGATAAGATTGTCAAGATCTTTACTGCGTTTTTGATACAATTGATTAAGTTGTTGTTGCCTACGGTGTTGCATCTCACTTTTATACATGTCTAAAAACATGGTTATTTGTCGTTGCACATTGGTATTTTGAGTTTGCCAATATTTTTTTGACAGATCTTGAATACGCTGTTCGATCTCAGCATCCTTTAGTTGACTAAAATCTTCACTCAACGGATGTGACATTATAGATATGTTCCTATGAGATTAGCAAACACTGTTATACCACCGTCATTGGAATACAGTTCAACAACTTTGGTTTCCCCTCCAGTGCTTAATGTTCTACCAGTAGTGTCTAAAGTTGTGCTTAATCTAAAAGTTCCTGCAGTAGTTACAAAAATAAATCTTGGAGTAAAGTCAGCGACACCGCCGGTAAACGAAATTTTGATGTTAGCATGAAGATTACTGACTGGCCATCCACTCAGTCTCACAGTGAATTCTGGATTATACGACACAGAAGGTGTGGCATTTGACACTGCAAAATTTACATTGAAAAATTCTGCATCACCAACATTGATAGCAACTTCGGGAGTAGCACCAGTACTGGCGTTGAATGTAAATGTGCCTTTGTTAGAAAATTGTGTGTAAACTTCTTGCAATTGTGCATTAGCCAATATGCCGCCGCCAAAATCATTGGCGTCGTTCAATTTTGCTGTGTTAGTTTCTAACGCAATTATCTCGGCCTTGGCAGTGGTAAAGGCTGATTTGATATAGGTAAAATTATCCCTAAATCCTTGACTATTATTGTCTTGACCAGCCACTGGATAAGTCTGGTCGATTGAAGCGAAATTTATTGAACTCATGTTATAACTGTCCTGTTATTGTTAAACGCAAGGTATTTATCGCTACCGTAACCTGTGACAGAATCTATTATGTATCGATCAATTTCATAATTTATCTGTTTGAAATCAAAACCACTGTTTTTTATATTCAATAAAATGGCAGCGGATTGTCCTGGCTTACAGTAGCAAATTGGTACGGATTTGACAAATCCCAACTCTCTTTTCTGATTACTCTGTATACTGCGCATATACAGTGGCAAATACTCACGTTCAGTTTCACCTAGTTGTTTTATTCTAAATTGCCAGTTTGTCACACTGGCCGGGAACCTAGTTTGTTGACTGCCTGCAAAGTAGTGCTGACTATCAGTGGTAACAATGTGATTGGGTCTGAATGCCCACGGGGCATCTTCATTCAACACATCTACGTCTCTGCTCCAAGTAACTGGTCTAGAATCTATATAGATTGGCAAAGGATCGTCGGCCATATTCACAGTCAATGCTGCACTGCCATTGCTGTTTTCCAACGGATCTATCATTTCTACATACACAACTTCGTAGACTACGGTGTTGGTTCCCACTATTTTGGCCTGTGCTGTTTGTACAGCACCGAATCTAAAACGTTTTTTCTTGTGATTTCTACCCATGGCCTCTACATATCGCGCGGCATCCACTGTTTCGATTCCGCCATAGATAATCATTTTGAGATCTCTCTGTATGCCAAAGTTGCTGTCGCCCAGTCTATAAATTAAATTGGGATTGAAAATATTAGTGTCGTTGACAAAGTCTGCAAATACAGTTCGTTCGGTGGGTTTTAAAAATGGTCTTACACTGATGTTGCTGTATAGTTTGTCATTGGGCGTGCTGATTACCAGCGAGAATGCTTGATCTATCTGACTGTACAAGAATTGGTCTCTGGCCCGCACAGTGAACTGGTAATTGCGATCCAGTGTGGTAGTGTTGGCATCGATGATAAAATCACCACCGTCAAAAGTGATAATACCAGCAGCACCAGCAGTGCCAAATTGATTTACCTTGCCAGTGATCTGTCCGTTGAGACTTAGGGTCAATCCTGGAGGTAATTGTCCGCTGATCAACTGATAGATCACAATGGCATTGGGTACAGTGGTGCTGGCTTCTACGGCCAAGGTGGATATGATGTTGGCATTTATGTTGCCAAGATTACCAGCAGTAATGAATTTAATTGTGCTGTCTACTTCACCTAAAATATTCACTGTAAATATTCTCGAAGCAAATGCACTTTCATTGTTGGTAAAAAATCTAGTGGCTCGCACACTGAATTTGTAACCAACAGTGATAGCCGGCTGGTAAGGAACATTTCCAAAAATTTCTGCAGTGGCAGCATCAAATGTCATCCCTGAAGGCAATATACTCTCAGAGCCTATCAATACTCGTGTATCGTTGGGCACCGACACTGCCAGTGCAGGACTAATTTGCAGTCTATAGGTTGTGGAATTCACAGCCACAACCCCAATGATACTGTAAATTTGACCAGTTGCATTGGGCAATGTGTCGCTGAGTCTAAATTTCATCCCAGTTTCGGGAATTGCAGATACATTTTGCACACGAATATATGCAGCACCTTCGACGTTTTCATCCGCAGCAACTTTGATAGATCTACTGACAATTTCTGGATTCACTGCTTCCAGTGCGTATATTGCTTGAGGTAATCCTGGAATATCATCGTATGTTTCTAAAATGTAAGTTTGATAATTGTTAGCACGTTTCAACCCTAGATAACTGGCAGTGGTCCAGATCGGTGTTCTGGCAAATGTTACATCTGCAGTAAACACTCCGGTGCCTGATTGCATTATAACGTTGTCTGCTCTTAAAAAGTCATCACCTACAACAAATATTCTAAATTTACGTTTTGCCACAGTGTCACCGTCTGTTACACTGACAATAAATTCATAGTTTCTGTTGAGTTTTTTTGGCAGGGTCGCACCAGTGCTGTAATCATAAAATATACTGTCATAAACAAAACTATCGTACCCATTAGTTGATCGTTGACCAAAATCGTACGCCACTGCATCATACAAACTATTACTGTAAGATCCGTCACCGTCATCAACTTCAACTACTAACAGCGGTTGTATGAATCCTGTGATACGACCTGATCTAGTCAGTATCAATCCGGGTGGCAATTCACCGTCACCGCTGGAAATAAAATAAGTTAGCGTTTGATTTGCCGCAGTGTCAAAATCAGTGGCCTGCAATTGAAAATCTACAAAACTGTTGTCTATGATGAAAAAAGCATTGTTGGGTCCAACTGGCAACAGGCCTGCGTTGGTTTGCCATTCTGGCTCATCTGCACCGGTGATGGTCATTTTATAAGTGCGGTCGGCAAAGGCAGTGCCCAGGGTTGCTCGAATACAGAATTTAAATTCTGTTTCTCTAGGGACTTCGAACGGTGTGCCTCTGATATGATCTGCATCAATGCGTAGTCCCGGCGGCAACTGACCTGAAATTACAGAAAAGGCTATACCTGTGCTGTCGTCAAAATTATTTTGATAAGACACTGGCAATTGAAAATCCAACACAGTACGCTCGGCAATAGTGCCAAAACTGTAATTACTTTGCTCTGTCCAGATTTCTAAAGGCATTGAAACTCCTTAAACTACCACAGTCCAAACAGAATTAATATAAATCATTAAATGTTGAAGACCATCTAAGCCACCATTCCATGTGGTACCGTCGCACACTGCCATCATGCCTGCTACTCCGACGGGTTGGGCATTCTGTGGCGGCATGGTCATGGTGCTGGCTTTGAACAGTATGCCATCTAACCCCACGCTACCAGTGCCGTTGGCAGCGATTGCTAAATTTTGATTAGTTGTCAATGCTGTGATGGTGTTGGTTTTCCAAGTGCCACTAGATGACAATTCTGCCCTAGTGGCCAAACTGGTACCGTTGTCAGTGTCAAAAGAAATTTTTGTTGGAATTCGGCCCACCGGGGGTGTTCCTTCTACAGTTACACTAATAGCTGCTCCGTCAATCCTTGCATTGTTGTATCCTGTAAAATTAATATACGCAAGTTTGTCACCGTCTAGCACATTCAATCGCGCAGCGGCTGTTCCCCTAGTTCGATAAAGATTAAAATTCACAGCACTGGCAGTGTTATGGTGTTGCGCAAAGTAAAAACCTTGCGCAAACGTACTGCTATAAGTGTTTCTGGTAATGTATAGATTACCGTCAACTAAAGTATCGTTGCGTCCAATAGCCACTCTGGTATTTGAAGTAATATTTAATTCATCAGTTTTAGATATATTGCCCACATCGCTGATTGTTAACGATCCTTGTAGTACTAGATTCCCAGTGCCGCCTGCATTGATATTAACGGGGTTATTGCCAGCACTGGTAATGGTAAATCCGTTGACATCTAAATCACCACCTAGTTGTGGTGTGGTATCGTTGACAATATCGGTTAATCCGCTGCCAGAAACCAACGTTCCTCCAGCAGTGGAGCCGTCCCCGACATATACCAGTTTTGTATCTGTAGTATAGATTAATTCTCCAGCTACAGGAGCACTTGCACCAGTTAACGTTAATCGTTGTGCGTTTGTTCCTCGTCTTAATTGTAAAGCCATTTTGATATCCTAAATATTAAAAAGATCCTAGATCTAATGTGAACCCTTCCGGGCTGGCAAATGTTCCAAAGTCTAAATTGCCACCTCCACCTGCTGCCACTGATCCTGGAACCCAGTTAGTTCCATTCCATACCAATGCTTGTCCACTTGTGGGTGGGGTTGACACGGTATTAACATCTGCCAGTGCATTAATACTTGATGTTGTATAAACACCATTGGTAACTGTGCCGGCATTACCTGTTACATTGCCAGTTACATTACCGACTAAGTTTCCACTTAGGTTTCCAGAAAGACTTATATCATTGGCATACAGAGTGTTGACCACTGTTAACAAATCAACAGTGCCCTGTGTTGAATCAAAGTTTCCGTATATCGTGCCCGACACTGTGAAGTTGTTGGCAACTTCTCCGTTGTGTCCCAATCCCACTGTGCCGTTCACACTGCCTAGATCTACTCTAACAGCATTTTGCCCAACAAACACATAATTTGCAGTTTCGTTAAAAACATAAGCACTGGTGTTGGTAGTTTTCAATCTGCCGTTGTTGGTAATCACAATGTCGTCATTGACTTGTAATTCCCCAGCCACGGTGGTAAGTCCTGTTGTTTTACCAATGTTTAAAAAGTTTGCTGCTGCGGCAAGATTCACAGTGGTAGCAGTGGCATTGACTAAATTAAAAGTTCCAGCAGTGGTTGTTAGATCACCACCGTTGACAGCAACATCACCGGTGCTGGTTATAGAACCAGTTATGCTGACATTACCTGTTCCTGTAACATCAAATCCTCCCAATACTAGATTTCCGCCTAGTTGGGGTGCTGTGTCTCTAGTGATGTCGATAATACTGGTCACAGTGATATTATCAGTACTTTCCACCACAGTCATACCAGTACCAGCCACTACAGATCTCAACTGTAAATTATCACCAACTTTTTCTTTAAAAACTCGTGCGCCTGCACCAATGTTGTTGGCAGTGACTGCACTGGTAAGATCTAAAAATGCAAAATTTGCGTTGACTTTTTCAAAGGCCGTGCGTAGATCGTCGCCAGTGCTGGAATTAGCGTAAGTTCCTAAATTAACTGTTTGAATTGTCATAATCCGCTCTCTTTAGTATATTTACCGTTAAGTCAATCTAACAAAAACCTGTCCACCAGTGCCAGTTTTATGATAGGGGTTCCCCACTGCCACACTGGCCGCTGCCGCTGCCGCATCATCTGCGTATGGTCCAGGAATACTGCGAATATCATCGCCGTTGCCTGTATCCCGGATGGTCTTGCCTGTCGGAATGTACAGATCACCGTCTGGGGCAAAGACCCACTGTGGTGCTAGGACACTGATGGTAAATGTGGCAGTGGCGGCGCCACTGGTCACTGTTATAGTGTCGTTGGCAGTGTATCCTTCCATTAGACCCGATACAATAGCAATGGCAGTGGCAACACCAGCAACCTGAGTCACTGTCACAGTTAATCCGGTGCCTGTGCCGCCAGTTGTGGCCAAGTTGCTGAGAGACACAACGGCCCAGTTGCCAGAACTAATGATGCCAGCCACAGTGTTTGGCCAGCCGGTGGCAGCAATAACAATCGTACCGTTATATGGTGCACCTTTGCCCAACTTGACATAGTGAAGGTCACTGCCTAGATACAGCTCAGTGGTGCCACCGCCTGCGGTCAAGTGTATGTGATCACCCTCTACTTGGGCTGTGGGGTAAATCAACAATGCTTGGTTAGCGTTGGCACCACCTGCAGGCGTTAGTCGAATATCAGCAATGATTCCACCACCTTCTGAAATGTTGCCGCCCATGGGCAGTGTTAACGCCCCATCTTCACCAAACTGCCATCTACGCAGAGTTGAGTCTGCAAGGTTGATGTCAATGTTGATATTACCTTCACTGCGGATATCTCCGGGCAGTGTTAATGCACCAGTTTCGTCAAATCGCCAAGTCTTTGCAGTTGCATCATCGCCTGAATTAGATTGTGCTTGTATTACCACCTTGGCAAGATTGTCCCCACCACCTCTGCTAACAGCGACAGCCGCATACTGACCTGCCGCGTCGGGATTTACAGTCCACGACAGTGCCGCAGATCCACTTGTGCCTTGCCCTTGAACGCTGAATGCCTTTCCACTGTCTGCTATAATTCTAGGAAACTGAATATTGCCGCCGCTGTAATTAATAGATACATTATTAGGGAACACGGTATCACCATCTTCACCAAACTGCCATCTACGCAGAGTTGAGTCTGCAAGGTTGATGTCAATGTTGATGTTGCCGTTGCTGAGGATATCACTGCTGTAGGAGACTTCTTTGGTGTCAGCGTTGTATTGCAGCACTCCGCTGGTGCCACCAACATTTCTAACCGGAGCCACAGTGAATGTGTTGGCAGTGGTTTGATTTAATGTTGCACCAGTGGCATTTAGAATGATTGAGTTGGCGGCTTGGGCGGTATTGCCAGCCTGACGGCCAATGGCCACAGCATTGGCACCTTGTGAGGTATTGCCAGCCTGTTCACCAATGGCCACTGCTGAGTTGCTTTGATTGTTATAGCCAGCCAAGTAACCAACAGCCACTGCACTGATGCCTTGTGAGATTGTGCCCGCACCTAAACCAAATGCTACGGCAACATAGGCATTGTCTTTTATCACTGCCCCGTTGGGCAATGTTAGTATACCATCCGAGCCAAGGCTCACTGTGTTAGCACCGTTGACCAAACTACTTACACTGCCAGTAAACGCTGTGGCTTGATTGGTGCCATCTGGGAATGTTAGAAGACCATCTTCACCAAAACGCCACCTACGCAGAGTTGAATCTGTTAGGTTAACTTCAATGTTGATGTCGCCTTCACTTTGTATATTGCTGATATTACCGACTGAAGTCAAAAAACCACTGTCGTTAGATAGTTGACTCACAAGTGTTGGTATAGTGGGCTTGCCAGTTAGGTCAGCATAAGCACCTGTAGTAGCCACAGTGGTCAATGTGGGCGTACCTGTTAGGTCCGCATAGCTTGTGGTCCCAACTCTACTGCCGCTGACTGTTAAATTACCATTGGCATCTATTCCTACCGAAACGCCACCAATATAAATTGTGTTGTTGCTGACATACAGGCTACGCCAAGGCAGTGTGCTTGAACCTAGATCGCCACCATTGGCAGTCTGCGGCACAATGTCCCCACCCACTGACAGGTTGCTGGTTATAGTAGCAGCTTGGTCAATTACAATGGGTGTGCTGTCTGTAGTACTCAGGGTACTACCAGTGAATTCAAACGCACCCAAATTCAGTGAGTTATCAATCAGCCCCAGTGCGGTGTAAAGTTCGGTAAAATTGTCGTTAACTTTGCCAAAAGCAACTCTTATTGGATCACCGTTGCCCTGATCCGCCGTTCCTAAATTTATTGATTTTTGTGTCATTATACTCGCCCTACTGCAACTTCGATTACACCGGCTTCGCTGTAATCTTTATCTTCTAACGCCTTGCCTATAATAGTTCCAATTTTTGGATCCAGTGCCCGAGTGGCATATCCCGCCACTGCTGATGTTGTTAACATTTCGCCCTTCTTAACTCGACCAACTACCTTGCAAGGCACACGACCTTGCAGTGCTACTCCTGCTCTAACGCCTGCCAAATCACTGTTCATCATGTAGGCAGCGTTGGTTGTTACCACACCTGCCAACTTGGTATCGCTTAGTGTTTTGCTAATGGTCACTTCACTGTCTCCTCCAAATATCAACACAGTGCCCGGCTCGTACTCACTATCTGCTCGATAGTATTCCGCCAAGTCAGCGTATCTGGCACTGGTTGCAGTTCCTTGGAACAAGTTTGCATACAAGTCACCGGCAGCATCTCTGGCTGCAATAGTGTTGGCTGTGGCTGTGGCTGCTGCTGAACGATAGACAGCATTCAACAACAATGCATCTGCATTGGTAGCAGTGCCTGCTGTAGTTGCTGAACCAGCAGTAGTTGCACTTGATGCTACTAGTGTTGAACTTGCACCCAGTGTAAATTGACCAGTCAGTGTGACTGGAGTAGATGCCGCAGCACCACCAGTTGCACTGATAATTTCAACACCACCAGGTGTTTTAACTTTCAGCGTGGTGCTTGAATAACTCAACACTTCTGAGCCGTTTAACAACACCGCAGTGGTATCAACTCTGCCAGTGCTGTCTCGTAATGTTAGTGTATTATTGGTAGCACTGGCCGACACAGTGGTGATACCAAATGTATCAGTTGGTGCTCCGGTGGCAGTCAATGTCACAACAC